GCTGCTGTATCTAAGACACCAGTAATGGATTTAATTTCTGACTCTTCCATTTGAGTCAAAGTGTCTCCTAGTGCTTCACCGGTAAGACCTTTTCTGTATAATTCTCTATATATAATGAGGGTCTTATCCTCGGGGTCTATAACACCCCAGAGACAACAACTTTCAGAAGCGTAACCATAGTCAATACCTTTTAATCTTTCCCACCATGACGGTAAATCAAATGGTGGTATTACATGTATTGACGTATCAAATTCTGCGAATGCTGCACCTTCTGAAATATCCCAGTTACCTTCCAACAACTGTTTACGTTGTATGGCTGGTAAGGATTGCAACATCCTTTCATATTCACCGTCTTCAGCAAGAAAAGGATTGTCCTGTAATCTTGCTGGTATAAACTTTCTTGTAAGACCGTCTGAACCTTTAAAGCTTTTGTTTTCCTCGGCTGGTTCTACGTATCTTTTCTTTACCCATTGTGCTCCTACTCCACCCGGGTTAGCTGTACATCTTAAATAAGTTTTTAACTCAGGGTTGGTGGTTCTTAGCCTTGATGCTAAATAGTTCCATCCAAACTCTGTAGGTAAGTGAGTTATCTCATCAAAACCTATCCAACTGTACGCTTGTCCTTGGTAACGATAAACATCTGCATCACGTTCCAAGAATCCAAATTCTATTTTGGCTCCACTAGGGAATTGCCAAAGCTTTTCTACTTCTTTAAACTTTGCACCTTTAAAAGCTTTAGGGTACAATTCTCGAGACTTATCTATAATCTCTCGTAGTTCTGGCATAGACCTTCTAAGTATTAAGGCTCTATGCTCTGGTATGTGACAAGATCGCAATGGGTCTATTAACATTGCAAAACTTTTACCACCACCTGCTGCTCCACCATAAAGAACATCTTTTTCGGATGCAGCTAAGAAATCAGTTTGAGGTCCATCATTCGGCATAAAAGCCACATGAGAACCTGTATCATCTAAATGTTTTTGTATCTGATCAGGAAGTGCTTTACTTTCTGATTTAGTGATAACATTAGATGTTAAAACTTTTTCTTCTTGGTCAAGTTCTTTCTTGACTCTTGCTAAACTTCTTGTTAGTTTTTGAACTTTCTTTGACTTCTTAGTTAATTTGTTTTTAGCTCTTACTGCTAATTGCAAATCTGAAAGCTCTGAATTCTTAGGTCTACCGGGCTTACGCTTTGGTGTACCATCTTTCTTTAGTATATAGCTCCCGTCAGGGTTTGTCAAGTAGTTTTTAGGATTTTTTTCCCAATCTTCCATATATCTTATCTACGTATTTTTTTAATCCGGGTCTTGACATGCCTTTACCTGTTTCAGCTTCTAGCCAATCAACACCTATTCCTAGGCTAATTTCATTGTGAAAAACAGACTCAGCCACTTCCTTAAGCACAGCCAAGTCTGTTTCCACGGGTTTTAGATAACCATCAAAGTCTTCATCTAACTCATAACCAAAAGGTATGGTTGAAGATGTTCTTCTGATATAGTTATCTGGGACAAACATTTAGATAATCCACATAATAATAAATGCTGATATAAAACCTATACCACACCATACACCCCAGACTTGCATGTCTGTTAGGTCATTAGTTTCAATAATATTATTAATTCTTTTTTCAATTCTATCTTTCATTGTTTTTCTCCTTGTTCTTTTTACCGAATATTTTATCCCAGTTATCTCTGTAGTCTTGAGTATAGAATCCGGGTCTAGGGTTAGCTCCTTTACTGTCTGATTTTTTATAGACGTGGTTTCTAAATGAAACTGGCTTGGTGTCACTGCCTATTTGTTTTCCCATTACCACTTCACCTTGTCAGCCCAGTAAGCTGCTGAGAGTTTACCTTTAGCTATATTCTTTCTATGTCTAGCTTTAAAAGACTTACGTTTAGCTTTCATCTTAGCTGATTCACCTGCTTTAGGTTTACCTGCTGTTGAAGCTCCTTGCTCACCAAACCTAATAGTCTTAATCTTATCACCAACTTTAGCCACAACAATATGAGACTTCTTAGGATGGTTGGGAGTACGCTTGGGTTTATTGTAACCACTTACTCCTGCTCGTTTTAATCTGCTATCGGCTTTACCACCTTTAGCCATTCTAAACTTTGCTGTTTTCTCTGCAATCTTTTTAGGTTGGGCTGAGTGTTGCTTACCGGCAGCTTTGTCTTTTCGTTTAGCTGCTGTGGTAGCTGCATACTCTGAATCGCTTAAGGCTTCTCTAGCTTTTTTAGGTAAATATCTTTCTCCAGTTTCACCAGAAGGTTTTCCAGATTTAGTACCCCAGTCTTGATCACTCCATTTTTTAAGAGACTCTTGTGGTTTCTTTAACATTACTTATATCCTCCACCTTTTGATTTATACTCTTTTGCTAAAAGCTGGGCTTTCCGAGCAGACCATTGACCGGATTTACCACCACGTGTACCAGCTTTGATCTTCTCGAAAAGTCTCTTACGCATACTCGGCTTGGTGTAATTCCCAGCCTTGTTAACCGTAGACTTCTTCTTTTTAGCTTTACCGCCTTTTCTAAGTTGTAATCTTTCTAATAACATTAGTGTATTGTCCTGTCTTCTTCTTTAGGTATAGTATTAAGATGTTCTTGTTCTAGATCATCATCTACATAGATGCTATCTAACTCACCCACAACAACCAAATGGTTCTGGGCTGCAGCTATTTCTGCTTTTTCATAGGATGAAGCTACGATGTTAGGACCTGCAAAGGTTGTACCGTAGGCTTCCATCTCAGTCAGAAATATCTTCATACTCTCCATCTTCAATATCTAGTGGGGCTTTATCCGGCATTAAAAAAATACCACCAGCATTCATGTTGTGAGTTACATCTACTTTATCTACTTTGGTTACACCTACTCTATCTAAAAGAGTCTGTGCTGCTGTTAGTTTATTGTTGGCTTGAATGATAGGTTTCTTAGAATCCATAATCTCGACAAGCTTAAAAGCTGCTTTAGGTGCTGAGTTAGCTAGAATCTCTTGAGTAAGTTCTAGTATCTCAGACTTTAAAGTCTTTACAACATGATGGTAGTGGCTTTTATACCCTGCAAGTTCTGCAGCCTTTTTAGCATCACCCTGACATTCAACAAGCTGTTCTAAAAACATCTGTTGTTTTTCTGTGAGTTCACGTTTTGTTTGTGCACTGTCAATGCTTGGTAATATAGCCATGTTCTTTATTATAGCTTTACCTGAGAAACTTGTCAAGCTTTTAAGGTTTTTTTCTCTATCCTCTTGACAAAACTGGATTGAAGATGTATAATAACTTTAGTGCCCCCCGGGTTATAGCATATATCAGAGCTACCTGCTCACATGCTAAAACAACCTCAATTACCCTTCAACTTATCCTCAAAATAATATCTATTTACTATAAAGATTTTGAAGTCTTTATGTCTCGGGTTGTAAACTAGATATAGAGCTATCTGGTTAATGGGGTATATGGTATAAAATGTATAACCATGCTATAGATATAGAGGGTGGGGGGCATGGTCTCCTGCCTACCCTTGGAGTTAAACCCTACCAAACCTAACAGCATAGGTGCATTGCATGTAGCCTTAAACTTACAATGGCTTACAAGCTTATCATTAGTTTCCTAAGTTTAAGTAAAGCAATAGCAACCTTGAAGTCTTTGGAGAGTCTTTATTAGAATCAAATCTTTGGCTTGAACTTAGGAAACTTATCAAGTTTAATAATCCACAAAAGCACCAATGTCTTCATTGTAAGCCTTTCCAATCCACCTTATCCCCTAGGTTTTCCTAAACTTCCAAGTCAATGCAATGCACTGCAATAAGTTACAAAGCACTCCCAAGTCACACTCTGTCAAAGATTAATAGCAACGTCTTCCCCACAACATACTCCCTTTAGTTTAAGAGCATGGAGTGCTAAAGTGTCTAGAATGTATAGTCTTCTATCAGCTCAAAGTCTTCCACGTTAGGGGCTAGTAAGGATTCATCTGCCCCATAAACACCTCATATCTGTAACAAATCTAATGTATGAACTTTGAGCCATTAAGAGAAAGAACTAATACAAACTCTAATAGTTTCAGCTATCTGTAAAGTCTTTAAAATCTATAAGTACTCCTTTTTCTAGTTTACAAATACATAAAGATTTCAAAGTATCAAGGAGTATTAGAAATTTATCCGAAGCCAAGTAAATTTAGAATACTTAAAGACACCTTGACACTTCAAAATCTTTATGATCTAATGTTTTTTTAAAGGAGTACATTATGATTTTAATAGACTTTACAAACAACGAAACTATTGAGTTTCCATCAGTTCTTATGGCTCAAATGTTCATATTAGATTTGACATCTATGGGCATTTATGTCGCAGGAATCCACTGCACTAACGCAGAGGACTTTAAACCGCTAGAAGACTACATTCTAGCACTTTACCAATCCATAAACTAAAAGGAGTACATTATGGAAAATACGTTTGATATTAATAGCTTTGACAAAGAGCAACTTGGCAGTCCAGCAACTTTTAAGCAGTGCAGAGCATTGTCTTACAAGTTTGCAAAAACTGGAGATAAAATGAACTGGAAAGTCCACAAGCAAGTACAAGGTTGCTTATATGGATTAGCCAAAGAGAATAAGTTTTCTTTTAAACAAGCCAATGATTTGTTTTCAAAGAAGACTCTTCCAAAAAAATATAAAGATGCTATTGCTTTATATTTAACAGAAAACTCTTAAGCTCTTAAAGCCATTGTATCTTAAAACATGCAATGGCTTTTTTTATCTGTTAGGTTTGGTAAACTTGGATTGTTTATTTTAAAATTTAAAAAAACAATCTTAAGTTTTTAACGGGTTTAACTCCAAGATAATTTAATTACCTCGAAGACTCGGTAGCTTTTTATTTTTGCATACGACCATGCCCAATGAAGTAAGTTTAAATAATTTTAAATTTAATTAAACTTAAAGTGCGACTTAAACTTAAAGGTACGCTAAGAATTGAGGGCAAGAACTTAAGTTGTGCTAAGAATTGAGGGAAATGTTGCCAAAATATTACAAAAAGTTTCTAAATTGTCACTTAATTGTCACATAAATGACACAAAAGGTACAGGAAAAGGTACAGTAATTTTTAAATATTTTAAAATTTTATTTAATTTTATAATTATTTTTAGTATTAATCTTTAAGTTTTATATGCTTGACATCTGCTGATCTTGTCGCTATAATACACCCCGACACAGCAACCATGCTTTATTTTAGGAGATAGATATGGAAAAACCAAAACTTAAAAAGTTTAACAGTAATGAAAAAGCTTTACGCTATATCAGAGAGTTAGGCTTTAATTTAAAAGATCGTCATTGTTTTAAAGAGGACAGGTCTTTTTTATACACCAAGAAATATTCAAAACAACAAGTGTATCTAAGATCAACGTTCGATTATCTAAACGATAACACTATAGAAATGGGGACTGTATGGACAGTACAACAGTTTTAAGTTTTATACGCTTGACATCTGCCGAAGGTGTCGGTATAATTATCGGGCTTGGCAGGGTTCAAGCATTTAAAAATTCATAAACTTAAAGGAGATATTTATGAAAGAAGGGCATTTAATAAATAAAATCAACAGGTTAATTCCTATTGCAAAAGCGACACCTATGTCAGAATTTTATGATGATGATAGTACTGGTATTTGGATAAGAGGTAGCGAGTATTCATACCAAGGAACTCTATCTTATGAAAGATTATTATATGAGCATTACTTAGCATATGAAGCAGGTTGTTCAGAAGATGATTGTGTACACCCAGACTTATTAAAAATAATACAAGATGCAGGGTGGTTTTATGAACCTTATGATGCAGGTACACTTATGTTGTACCCTAATTATTAATTTTACAGGAGAAACTTATGGAAGAACGAGACCACTTTGATATTGTAGACTTTATAGAGTCTACAATTGAACCACGTGAAGCTGTTAAAGAAGCTGACGATAGTATCGAAGACGATATCGAGCCTATTAGTTTTTAAGTTTTATATGCTTGACAGCGTGGCAAGATCGGGGTAAAATACCCCACAGAACGAACGGACATTATGTAAAAGAGTCCTTAAAAATATAAGGAATTAAATAATATAACATGATGTCAAGGGACATGGAGAAACACCAGCGTAAAGAAAGTTTAAAGATAACCTGCATGAAACTCCCCCGAACCATACAGACATCATTGCGATTGTATGTGTAAATTCCCAGTTGCTAGTTGATGGGTACAAATAACTAGCACCTTTATTAACCTTAATAAACTATGGAGATAGTAAATATGTCAAAATTGATATACAGCAGAAATGGTAGTGCGACTACTGAAAGCATTGATAATGCTTCACCTACAGTCCGAGCAATATGGAATCAAGCACATAGATTTGGTGCTAATATTGTAAGGGTTAGAGCAGAAAAGAATAGATTTGGTACTGACACAGGTCGTACTTTTAATTCTTTTCATCATGGAAAAGTATCAGTCTACAAGCAAAAAGACCAAGTGCATGAGAGTAATGCCTTATACTTTGCTAGAAAGATACCTCTTACCAAAGTAAACAAGGGTATGCAAATACTTGAGATTGCTTCTAGTCTTGATGTGCAAGATACTTTGGATACTGTTGATGCTATTCAATATTATTCAGAGACTTCTTTCTTTGAAAGACTTTGGAATCGTATTAGATATGGTACTCCCATGTCAATCACTTCTTAGTTAGTGTAGAAAAACTAAGTGGTTTGGTAGTCTCCCAAATATACAAAGACTACCACTATTTTAACGCTAATATTTATGGAGATAAAATTATGGCACAGATGAGAGTAAAAGACCAAGACCTA